GGTCAAAAAACCTGCTACTAAGAAAAAGCAGGCTACTAAAGCTACCAAAAAAAAGACGGTCAAAAAACCTGCTACTAAGAAAAAGCAGGCTACTAAAGCTACCAAAAAAAAGACGGTCAAAAAACCTAAAGCACCTGTTATCACAGATAAGATGTTTGAGGATTACTTTTTTAAGTTATCGCATACAAAATTTGTTCAGCTTACTAAAGACTGGAATGAGGAAAAGCTAAAGATCAAATTAGTAAAACAAAAAAACTATGATGCATGGCTCAACTACTTTAAATCAATGTCACCTAACCAGATTAAGCTATTGGCACAGACTGGTTTAGACATCCTACCTACTGAGGGCTATGCAGCATTAAGTCGCTGGCATGACATCATTAGCAACCCCGGCAGGATAGACAAAATCCATAAGGCAGGCTTGAGCAGTGGCAAGGATGCTAAGTCTATAGTTGATCTGGCATCTAAAAATGACCGCTATGGTGTACTCAAAGCCATACGCGATGAGCTAGCTGGCAAATTGCAAAAGGGTGCAGGCAACCGCGATACCGCAGACCTTGCTAAACAGCTTACTGAGGTTATGACACAAATTGCAGATTATGAGCGCCGCCTAGCCCCAGACAAAAAGACTGTATTAGGTGAGTTGTTGGCTGATATGCCTAACAGTGGTATCAAGTCCAAGCGCCCAGCTAAAAATGGCGGTGGCGCAAGGCAGGGTAGTTTTAAATCAAGAGTTACCATTAAAGATGTAGAGGGCAATTAGCATGGCAACAAAACGCAAAGGCAACCAAAAGCCCCGGCTGGATCAATTCATTGATGGTGATATTTGGCTAGCTGATAAAACCATACAGCTACTAGAGGCATACGGTGTGCAACTGCTGCCTTGGCAAAAAGCAATCATTTACAGGTGGATGGCTGTAATAGAGGATGATGAGGGCAAGTGGATTTGGGCAAACCCTAAAGCTGGTCTGCTAGTGCCGCGCCAAAACGGTAAGACTGAGATTATTATTGCTAGGATCATTGGCGGCATGGTGTTCATGAATGAGGCACTTATTTATACAGCACACTCTGATAAGACTGTTGATGAGGTTAAGCGCCGCGTGCAAAATTTCTTTTATCAAGCCAAAGAGGAAATCCGCGACCTGCTAACCAGCGAGTTTGACAAAGAGCCTAAGAGCCTAGACTACATTGAGCTACGCACCCAAGGGCGCTGTGTATTCCGTACTAGGACGCGCACAGGTGGCTTGGGTACTACCAATGACACTTTAATACTGGATGAGGCACAAGAGGAAACTGATGCCCAGCAAGAGGCTCTATTGCCTACCATTTCAGCTGGTAAATCACAAAACCAGCAAATCATTAGGGCAGGTACACCGCCAAGCGGTGGCGGTAAGGGTACTGTGTTTGTGCGTATCAGGCAAAACGTAGTAGACGGTAAAGACCATGAGACATGCTGGCAAGAGTGGTCAGTTGAGTTGCTTACTGATCCTAGTGATGAGGATGCATGGTATGAGACTAACCCAAGCCTTGGCTATCACCTGATGCTTACAGCGGTCCGCAATGAGGCTAAGGATATGGCAATAGATAGCTTTAATAAAATGCGCCTTGGCTGGATTGCTGGCGTTGAGACCCAAAGAGCCATACCAGATGCATGGTGGTCAGTGCTTAAGGTTGAAAAGGTGGAAGTGCCAGAGGATGCTACATTTGTATATGCTATCAAGTTTGCCCCAGACGGCAGTGCAGTATCATTATCCATTGGCGTAAACATGCCGGGCGGAGTGGTCCATATTGAGCTGATTGAGCGTAAGCCTATGAGCGCAGGGCATACATGGATTGTCAGTTTCCTAACTGATGGCAACCGCTGGCGCAAATGCAATAAGATAATCATTGACGGCGCTGCTGGTACTCAGTTGCTGGTAGAGGAACTACACCGCACAGATAAGCGCATTACTAAAAAGGTACTCACACCTAATGTCAAAGAGGCTGGCGCGGCTTATGCAGCGTTTCATGATGCAGTAGAAAACGGCAAGCTCACACACTTTAACCAGCCTGCTCTAAACATGAGCATCAAGACAGTTAAAAAGCGCTCTATTGGTAAGGATGGCATGTTTGGTTATGCCAGCATGAATGCAGACATACAGTCAGATCCAACTGAGAGCGTATCATTTGCCTACTACGGTGCAATACGCTTTAGAAAAGATAAAACCACCAGTGGTAGCGGTCAATCTGTCATGGTATGATTTAAGGCATGGCTTTTGGATCGTAAGACAGTCCTAAAGCCTAGAACTCCAATTCGGCAATTTAACCCCATCGCGCTGGTGGGGTTTTTGCTTTGTTTGAATAAATTTTTGATACAATGTGCTTATGGATAGTCACAGGATAGAGGGCATTAAGTATGATTTTGACCGGCTTACAGATGATGAGCTAACCGGCATACGCGGACACCTTTTAACCACGCATCAGCGAGTGACAGACGAAATAGGACTTATAGAGCGCACACTATTTGAGCGCACCCATGACCAACTACCGCTAGAGTCAGGGCGTGATAATTATGAGCGTGTACTAGGCAGGGCAGTATTGGCAGGTGAAATTGATTGTACTGAGGCTAGCCAAGCACTAGGGCGCTACGATGGCTGAGACAGAGCCACAGCTACCAGAAAACCTACATTATTTGGATGAGTACCCACACCTAGAGGAAAAGCTGAGATTGCAACGGCTTGCGCGCCCGGCGCTTAGAGCAGCCTTGCATGACATGACTAGGATTATTAAATTTGAGCTACCACAGCCGCCAGACGGCGCTGCTTAGTAGATATATACAAACTCTGAGGCGCTAGCGGTCCGAGTATTTGAGTTACCCCACCCAGCTGATGCATTCATTTCAGAGATTGTGATTGTGCCATCACCATTAACTGACTCAACATATACCACATGACCCAGAGCGCCGCGTGTAGTAGTGCCAACAGCCCCAGCTTGCGGTGTAGATCCTACTGCCATGCCATTGGCTCTAGCGCGTGCATACCAAGTATTGGCATTACCAAGACCATTAGGCAGGCTAGCACCGCGCCTATTCTTTACATACCAAGTGCAGTAACCATAGCTGTATGTATTGCCACCATCATAGCTTGTGGCTGCATTTGAGCGTGCTGTAGGCGCTTTGACTACGCCGGGCGTAATTGTAGGCAACTGGACGGCTGCAGGTATCTCACGCGCTAGCTGCTCATCTTTTAGCGGTATCGTAATTTTGTCACCTACATGGATCACATCAGGATGTTTAAGCTGGGTATTCTTAGCCCAGAGGCGTTGCCACTCAACATTATGCTCTGTGCCAATCTTAGTGAGGTTATCACCACTGACCACAATATAAACAACCGGCTCAACCTTTTTAGGTTTTACCGGCTCTGGGGTAGGCTCTGGCTCTACTGGTCCTAGCGTAATCTGTTGCTTAGGCTCAAATATGTTTAGCTGAAATAGCGAGTTTAAACTATCGTACTGCAACGGTGTCTGGGCGCTGGCAGTTGCTGGGGCAAGTAGTGTTAGTACAAGAGCTAGCAGGGGTGTAAGTTTGCGTTTCATAATCCTGAGCCTCAAGTGTTGGTAGGTGGCGCGGCTCTTTTTGTATCCTCATTAAAAGTTACTCAATGAGTTTATCATGCTCATGGTATTGCGTGTCAATACTGCCTGTGATTAAAGGCAGACCTCCCAAATTTTCTGTTGAAAGCATTTTGCGATCTGTTCACTATCCTTAAATTAGCACGCCGATTATCTAAACCGTCACCATTAATATGGTCTATTACAAGCTCTGCTTTTGGCAACATTATCAAACGGTGCAGGTATATTGTTTTAGGGCTTAACCAGCCCTTATTTTCATAGATGTGAGTTACTACATACTTTTTAGTGTACCCATCGCGCACCTGTCGCATAATGCGCCATTTGTATTTTTTTACTGTAGGGTAGTCTGATGCATCTATAAGCACCGTTTCACCCTCTTTACAATTTGACATTTTTAGTATCATGTATTGACATTGTAGCACAAATAGTGTAATATGTAGATATGATTAATAAAATCAAAAACAAATACTACAAATACCAACGCGGTGAATTCTTACCAGTATATATGGATGGTAGGTTAGCCAATAAGCGTGAGTTTCATATTTACAAAGCCAAGCGTGCTGCAAAGATTATTGCCTATTACTTTAGGGTAGTGCATTACAACATCAAGCAAGCCCAGCAACAGTAACCACCTCTGTTAATTCTCAGCTTTTACATACTATATAGAAATGTTTATTTAAAACATTTTTACATACTATATAGAAACACCTAGTAATTATTGAGTTATCCCCACAATCCACAGGCTTTTGCACAGAAACCGTAAGCCCATTTGCGAGTTATTTAATTAACGTGTTATATTTAAAGCCAAGGCAAAAATGAATTGGAGGGTAAAAAACACTTATGTCTTACAGTCTTAACGACCAGAGAAAACAAACAATGCTACAGAGGTTAGGGGATGCAGCGCAGTTGATTGATGATCAGCGCTTTTTGCCATTCTACCGAAGTATACAAATCAAATTAGAAAAGGCTGGCAAAGCCTCTGAGTGGGGCAGGATGATTGAGACAGCCCTTACTAAAGAGCAACCCAGCCGGTACTTTGCCAAGGTCTGCAAAATGATTAAAGACGGCACATATAAATTTGTTGAAAAGGTCAAAGAGGTAAAAGCTGAATTCAAGCTATACCTGCATGACAAGCTCATAAAGTATAACTTTGGTAAGTATCAGAAATATTGGGTGCGTAAAGCTCAGGAATTCATTAACGTGAATGGGCAGGCAGGCTTTGTAGAGCTATTGGAATATGCAGATCGCAAGGGCATTGACCAAAAATACATGGCGGCAGCGCTCAAAAACTGCAAACCACCGCGCCAATACTACCAGCAAGTAATTAGAGCTAAGTAAAATGACGGTCCGTAAATTATTAGTCTGGGCGCTGGTCCTGACGGCTTTGGCGCTGTATAGTTTAGTAGTGTATACATGGTGGCAAGAGGGTAATGCAAACTTTGAAAGGCAAAGGCTTGAAAAACAAAATGAGAGTTTTTAGTACATTCACTGGCATTGGTGGCTTTGAGATAGGCATACAAAATGCATCAGTTGGTAAGCTCAATACTGAGCTGGTTGGTTATAGTGAAATAGATAAATACGCGGTGTCAGTTTTTGAGCGGCACTTTAAAGGAGTAAAAAACTATGGTGACATTACTAAAATTAATGCGGAAACCCTACCAGACTTTGATTGCTTGGTTGGCGGTTTTCCATGCCAAGCATTCAGCATTGACGTAAAGCGCGGAGGTTTCAGCGACACCAGAGGCACACTTTTCTTTGACCTTGCCAGAATTCTGCAAGCAAAACAACCTAGACTATTTGTCTTTGAAAATGTCAAAGGGCTTATCAATCACGACAACGGCAGAACTTTTAAAACCATCATCCAAGCGATTGATGAGCTGGGGTATGATTGCCAGTGGCAAGTGCTTAACAGCAAAGATTTTGGCGTACCCCAGAACAGAGAGCGCATCATCATTGTTGGACATATTAGAGGAACAGCCAGACCCCAAGTATTTCCTATCATCGGAACAAACAGCCAAGATATTGAGCAAATAAACCAGCCTAAGCATAGTAATGACCGCATTTACTCACCAAACGGCATATCACCTACGCTGAATACCATGCAAGGTGGCAACCGCCAGCCATTTATAAAAGTCAAAGAGGCTACTAAAAAAGGCTATGCTGAGGCAACTGTTGGTGATGCAATAAACCTATCACAGCCAAACTCAAAGACTAGGCGCGGTAGAGTTGGCAAGGGCATTGCAAATACGCTAGATACTGGAATGCATCAATACACTATTCAACCTGTCATGACAGTAAACCGTACTAATAAAAAGCAAAACGGCAGGCAGATTAAGCCTGCAGGTGAGCCATCACACACGCTTACCGCACAAGACAGGCATGGCGTGCTTTTGAGCAAAACGGTCCGCGCTGGTGGGCGCGGTAGCCCTCATGGATCAAAACAAAATTGGGATAGTTACGAAATTGATGGAGTAATACGCAGGCTTACGCCACTAGAGTGTGAGCGCTTGCAAGCATTTCCTGATAACTGGACTATGTACAATGCAAACAATGAGCCTGTTAGCGACACACAGCGCTACAAGATGTGTGGCAATGCGGTTACTACTAACGTAATCCAAGCAGTATTTGAGCGCATCTTTATAAGTGAATGATGGGCGTGTACCCTGTGGGGCGCATGAGCTTGGTGAGGCTATACCCGGCAGCTACTTTGACTACACCTGTGATGACTGCATGTTACCTGAGCCACACCTTGACCCAGAGGATGACCCAAATTACCCAGAAAATAATGATTGACAAACGGTACACCGTTGCAATACACTAGAGGTTAGTAAGTGAGCAATGAATTGGAGGGATCACATGCGTTTATTTGGTAAGCAGGCAGAGCCTGTAAACACAGAAATTAATTATCAGGATGTTGTAGATTATCTACGCGACCTGAGCCAGCAGGATTACACTAAAATCCTAAAAGTATTAAGGCTATACAGGGATGCAGACAAGGGCGTTAAAAAGGTGCTAGGTATCAAAGAGACACCAGCCCTAGATGATATGCCAATGGAGGATTTGCTATCAGACGATGATACTAGCATTGGTAATTTCCTAGAGGATGAGCCACCAAAGCCAGCTAAAAAAGCAAAGGCAAAAAAGTAACATGAAACCTTACCGCGATGTATTTGGCAACCCACTTAAAAAAGATGATATACGCTTTGCGGTCCAAGCCATGAGCAATAACAAAAATACCAGTCCTGTGATGCTTAACCGGCTCACACGCCTTGGCATTGGCAAAGCCAATAAGATACTGATGCTATTTCAGGATGCCAAAGTAGTCACAGCCCCAGCAGCAGACGGCAAACGAGTAGTTTTATTAAAAGGTGATCCAGCAATTAACGCAGCTCTAAGACAGCTGAGAAAAGGCAGAAAACAATGATAGCTTACATAACAGTAACCAGTGACAGCGTAGAGGATGGAATTGCCCCAGAGGTACTATGCACATCACTATATCTAGCTGAGGCTCAGTACAAGCAGAATGAATACAACGCCAATGGTAAGATCACACCAACTGGCAGGCAGCTTATGGCAAACGTGCTTAAAGTAAATGTGCCGGAGGGCAAATAAATGGAGTGGTTACTATTTTTCCAAATACTAGGCTTAATGTTTTTTGCAGCACTATTGGCACTTGCAGTAGTGAATGCGGCGCGAGGCAATAAATGAAACGGCTAATATTAGGCTCTGTGCTGGGCGCATTCCTGCTAGTTGGCATAAGTGCTGCCATGCCGGTCTATCAACCAGTAGAGCGTACACAGGCTACTCAGACGGTCCAAGAATGCCCACCACCAACTGACAAAGGTGCATATCACTCACGCGGTTACGATAAAGACGGCAACATTAGCTGTGGATTTACCTATTACAATGAATGCCCATATTTTGCAGGCGCTGAGGCAGGCACACCAGAATGCGAAAAGGGCAAGCCTACACCTGAACAGCTAGAGCCTTGGCAACCAGAGCAAACTAATACAGCGCCAGTAGAGGTGTCTGAGTGCGGAGGCAAATAGCATGTCTTGTGTTGCATGTGACCAAGCCCAGCTATTAGATGAGAATGAGCTAGAGCTTGTATCTTACACATTTGTTAGGGTAGGTCCAGCAAACATATTGATTTCAGGATGCCAAGAGCATTTACGCCAGCTACTGGAAAAGTTGCGAGGTGCAAGCAATGGCTGAGGTCAAACACATTGACATGCTATGCCCTAAGCAACCCTGCAAATACAAAGGCTTTGTGCAGGTAGTTGTAGTAAAAGACGAAACCACGCAAGAGAAAATTGATCAGCGCGCAAATGACAAACTGCAAACTGAGCTAACTAAACAGCATAAGGATGGGCTACATGATGGACGGTAAATCACAGGCTTGGCGTGATGCTGCAGATAAACTGCTTGAGGCATTAGCCAGAGAGAATAAATACATTGTAGCTGATATGGTTATTGTATTCCTAGAGTCAGCAGGCTATGGCTTACCAGACTACTCACCATTGGGCGGAGTATTCAAACGTGCTGCAAAGCGTGGCATCATCAGTAAGATTGACCGCCCTACAAAGCAGGCGCTGTGGATCAGCCAGATTTATGGAGGCAAAACCAATGCTTAAGATTGAGCAATTTGTAAAAGAGCAGTTTGGCATAACGCTTACTAAACATCAGCTAGAGATAATTGCCATAATTTCAGCAAAGCCAGAGGATCACCTAGTTATACAGCGCCACAGGTCCGCTGGCACAACAACCGCAGTAAAAGCAGCCCTTGCTTACCTGCAGGATGGATTAACGGAGGCTAAAGGTGAATAAACGCGATAAATTACATCATGAGGCATTAACTGCTCTTATGATCAATGCACTAGAGTTTAATGCTATGACGGTCCAATATGCTACTACGCTGTTGTCTAATACCGGCGGTGAGGCTCTAAAGCGTAGCAGTGCAAAGCGAGTTGCTAATGACTTTAAAAAGCTAGGTAAAGCCTACACTGATAAATACCAGCAGATTGTAAAAGACATTGAGACAAAGGCAGGTATCAAAGATGAGTAAAATATGTGACCGCCAATATGGGCAAGCAAGTATGTACTCAGTTAAGATTATTGATAACATTGGCTGTTGCCCGGTCTGTGAGCATCCTACGCAATGTCATGGGGCATCTGTAGACTACAGAGCTTTGTATTGGGTACTAACTGGTGACACAGGCATATCATCAAAGGCAATATCAAAGCACATGCTCAACATTGCTATAGAGGGTATGTTTGGCTTTATGCCGCCAAGTGACAGTAGCGACAGACGGCGCTGTATTAAGCTCTTAGAGCTAATACCTGAATGGATTGATAGATTACCTGAAATGGTCCGGTACGATGATAAGCCAGATACCGGCATTGTAATAAACAGCAGTGGCATCAGCGCTTACAGCAACAGCTGGGCAAAGCAGATACCACTCATAATTAAGGAGGGCAACCTGTGATGCCACAAATCACACCACCGCCGCCAACACCGGCACACCTAAGCAAAAAACTAACACAGCAACAAAAAATAGTAGCTATAATGTGCCTTAATGCTGAAACCAAGAAATGGTGGAAAGCACACGAACTCATTAGCTATGGTGGTGATGAGTCACTATTTGTAGGTTATGAGGCTGGTCCAAGGCTCAGTGAATTAACCAAAGACTACCCAGACATATTTGAGACCAAAAAAGAGGGCAAGTTTTTACTACGCCGCATGAAGTTTGAAACAGGCAAAGAGTGGTATAAGCATGCCCCAGATGACATAAAATTAATGGTCCGCAGGTACTACAAACCTGCAGAAAAGGCTTAAACGTGGAAACAGCACTATTAACAGGCGGAGGCGGCTTTATTGGCGCTCACACATTTGCTCACATCATGCATAATACTGATTGGCAGCTAGTGATCATTGATAGCTTTAGGCACAAAGGCAAAACAGACCGCATTACTGAAATGATAGAGACACACCCAGACTGGCGCGAAAGAGTGACGGTTATCACACATGACCTAACTGCACCATTCTCTGAGCAATTAGTTGAGCGCATTGGCAAAATTGACTATGTAATAAATATGGCTAGTGAGAGCCATGTAGACCGCAGTATTACTGATCCGCGTGATTTCATAGAGAATAACGTGCATCTGACACTAACCATGCTTGAGTATATCCGTAAAAACCCTGTTAAAAAGTTTATCCAAATCAGCACTGATGAGGTTTATGGTCCGGCAGATGATCATAACCACAAAGAGGGTGAGCCACACCGCCCAAGCAACCCATACAGTGCATCTAAAGCGGCACAAGAGGATATTTGCTATAGCTACTGGCGTACATACGATTTACCAATATGCATAACTAACACCATGAACATCATAGGTGAAATGCAAGACCCTGAGAAATACCTGCCCATGATCATTAAAAGCGTGATGATAAACCGCAAGCTGACAATCCACGCCAGTGCAGACGGCAAGACAATAGGCAGCCGTTACTACCTACATGCACGCAATCAGGCTGATGCCCTACTATTCCTACTAAAAAATGTAGAGTTTCCAAAGTACACATCAGGCATGGAAATAGCACGCTATAACGTAGTAGGTGAGTACGAAATAAACAACCTAGAGCTTGCCCGAATGGTTGCAGACATATTAGGCAAACAGCTAAGATATGAGCTGGTTGATTTCCACTCTAGCCGCCCCGGTCATGATCTGAGATATGCGCTGGATGGTAGCAAACTTGCAGCGCTAGGATGGAAAGCACCACTTAGCTTTGATGAGAGCCTTAAAAACACAGTTGAGTGGACTATTAAACATCCTGAGTGGTTGAGGTAATGCCAAATCACATTGTTATTAAAGAGGCTGATTTATTTCCAATAATAAAAAAGTCTTTTAATGAACAAGGGTATAGAGTTTTTGCTGAGGTGGCATGTATGTACAGGGGTGTAGACATGGTTGCTGTTAAGGAGGATGAGCATACAGCCATAGAACTAAAAACCACACTTAGTGATCACCTACTGAGACAGGCTAGTTGGAATATAAATCATTTTGATAAGGTTTATATTGCTTACCCTGTCAAAAAAGCAATTATGTTTCATGTTGATGATGTTTTTTGGAAACTCAGAGAGACCACCCAACAAAAATATACCTATTGCGAAAACAGAGGCATTGGTATATTGCAAGTTTTGCCATCAGGATTAATATATGAGGCTTTAGAGCCAACTATACAAAAACCTTTCAGGAAATTGGATCTGCAGCACTATGTTGAGGCTGATGAGGATCTTGGCGGCTTACCATATCAAAAGGGCGTTTCGGAGGGTTATCATGAGCTTGAGAGTATCAAGAAATATGTTACTGCTAATCCTCAAGCAAGTTGGCAGGAAATATACGATAATGTATCAAATCACTACTCTAGCGCCCGGAGTCTTGCAGGATCTATGAGCCAATGGCGCGGCTTTTACCTAAGTGAATTTAAAAAGAGCATAGGAGTGGTAGAACCCCAAAAGCCTAAACCCCAAAAGCTCTTATAGAGTAGAATAAAAAACAGCTGGTGCGCAGCCATAGAGCTTTAATATATGTTAAATGCAGATTAGGCTATGCCCAGCTACTACATGTGAGGTGTAGTTTAATCACACAAGCGCTCTAAGGGGCGCTTTTGTGCTATATGGTGATAACGTGTTTATTCCAAGTTACTAAGCCGGTAGCAAACCTGTGTGCCACTCTAGCACCCGGCTCAGTGCCATGACCCGGCAATAATGTACCAAGCTCATCATCATGATTAACCAGACTAGGCATAGTGTAATAAACAGGCAATCTATTGCGCTGGTAAAATATACCAATTCTAGTGTCATAAGGCTCTGTGCGGTCCGCTACAAATTCAATCATTGGCTCTATGTGGTCAGACGGTATTAGAATGCCAACACCCCACATAAGCAACCAGTAGCTTAACCATGTCTCATCTTTTGCCTTATCAACAGCGGCTTTTACTCTTTTACCCATTGGGCGCGCTGTGCCAGTGTAGAGTGATATAAGCGACTTGCTAGGCACATTATTGATAGCACCCATGACATTGTTATAAAACTCCCGGCACAAAATAGCATCATCCTGCACTACTACATGCCAATCAGCCTTGCCTACCCCATCTTTAAGCGCTCTAGTGCCGTTATCCCACTCTTGCTCATGACTGGCAGCCTCTGGTGTGTCATAAATCACATTAACACTCACAAACGGATAGCCTCTAAGCTGTTTAGCTAGCTTTTCAGCCTGCTTTTTACGCTTAGGGTGCGCCATGACTGCTGCACTAATTGTCATTGATTAACCCAGCCTCTTTAGCTTTAGCATTCCATAACAGTGAGTACTCAACATCAAAACCACGCTTAGGCGCAAATATTGGCTCACCACTACCATACTGATCAAAGGCTTCTTTAGTGGTCACCGGCACAAAACTAGAAATATTATAAATCTCTTTATTGTATGGCTCTGGGTTTAGCGCAATCGTTTTAATTGCCTCACAAACGGTATTAACACTGACATAATCCCTAACATCCTCACCATCACCGTATATGGTCCTACCACCGCGCTTGAATATATCAATAACGCCATTACCCTCACCATTGCCATAAACATTAGCTAGGCGCAGTATGGTCCAGCTCTTAGAGCCTTTTACAATCAACTGCTCACCTATTTGCTTTGATTTACCATAGAGAGTGTAAGGCAGTGTTTCCTCATTCTCAATGTGAGCTGCAGCATTGGCTGAATAGACTGCAGCACTGCTTGTAAAAATAATGTGTGCAGGCTGGCGCATTGCCCATTTGCAAATACGCAGGTTATCCTGAAACATTTGCATGTCTTGCCCCAAGTTGGCGGCTAACAACACAATTACCTCATACTTACTGCCATCAATGTCACATACATCAACACCATCTTTTAAATCAGCTATTTCATAAAGGTTAGGATCAAGCCCATCAAATACCTTTGCCAGATTACTACCAATAAAGCCCCTACCACCAGCTATAAGGATCATCTTATTTGCCCTCTATGATGCAGGTCATGCTATCTTTTGGATTGTCTTTATTGTGGTAGTGTGTAATCTTAACGCCTTTGAGCTTTTTAAGGTAATCAATGGTAGTTACATCAGAGTTTATATAAGACGGCATTAGAGAGGTGTGCAAATCCTCTAGGATGTAATAACCACCCTTTTTAAGTTGTGAATAAAATAATTGTTCAAAAGTCTTTTGCTGGTCCGCAGTCTTATGGCTGCCATCATCAATGATTATGTCAAACTTGCCTAGCTCTTTAAGCGCTGTAGGGTCAGTAGCATCAAGTGTTATAAGCTCTACCCCATCAATACGCAAATCTGACTGCATGGCGTTGTCTACACCAATAATCTCTGCTTTGGGGTAGTACTCGCGCCACATCCGCAAGCTACCACCATCCATAACGCCAATCTCTAGCAATCTACCCTTAAAGGTGCGCTTAGGCAGATGCTTTTGGTAAAAGTCCAAGTATTTGTGATAAGTAGCCTTATCTGTATTGTGTTTTAGCCCAGTGTCATGCAGTAGCATATATAGCCTCCAAGTTATCTTTATTATTTTGTAGCCAGACCTTATAAGCTGGATGGCTAGCAAATTTGTTTTTACCGTACTTAGTATTGTATATGTAGACGTTGCGCCATTTCCAATCTGTCTGTACATCCTCTGGCTGGTTTCTAAGTGTCACTGACCCCTCATGAGTAACTAGGGAGTCTTTGACCACCATAGGCTTAATACCAGCTGCTTTAACCTGCTCTATAACAACATCATCACTGCACCAAAAATCAACATCAGTATCAAAGCCGCCTATTTGTTTCCATAGATCGCGGCTAATCATAAAGCACCAACCACTCAAATGCTTGCCAGTAACATAACCCTCAGTATTCTCAATGATGTCTTGCTGCCTAACATCATTAGGCTCATGTGGGCTTACTACTGGATGCCCTGCAGCAATAAGGTTATGCAGCCAACCATCATGAAAGGTTAGATCATTGTTAGCTATCATAATCCAATCAGCAGACCCAAGTGCAGCGCCCTCATTGGCAAACTGATTGTAATTAAACTTACCGCGCTTAGGTATGGTAGTAGCGTAGCGGTACTGACCAATGCCACCCTCCATGACAATTATATTGACTGGCAAGCCATTAGAGCCTTGCATACAGCTATCAATGGCTTTTTGGGTCATTATGCTATCGCGGTACTTATCAGCCTTAGATAGAATGATTACATCAACTAGAGCCTTACCCGGTCTCTGTGGTGTGTTATTACGCCGCCATGCTTGGGTTTCCGTAGTCTCAGCATTGTAATCATAGTAGTAAAGCACCTTATCAATCTTATGCTCAGTCTTTAGGAATGGTAGCAATACCTTGCCATAGCCAGCATCCTCACCATAAAGCACATTAGGAAAGCTAGACTTAAGTGACACCTCACGCTTTACACAGCAGATGTGGTTAGGAATGCGGTAATAGCCATCCTTATGGTTGTAATCGCGCTTAACATCCTTAGAGTAGTGGCAAATGCGTGGTGGCTCACCATTTAGGCTCACCTCAGCCTGAAATACTATGCTATCAGCATCAGATGCCGTTGCTTTAAGCAATTCAGCTATGTAATCAGGTGCAATGCGGTCATCATCATCAACAAACACCACATACTTACCCTGAGCAATGTTTACCATAGTGTTACGCTTGTGACCCAGCATCATTTTCTTATTGTCAGTAAGTATCATGATCTCAACGCGGTCTTGGTCATCATCAGTCAGCGTATTGTATTGAGTGTACAGCTGATCTTGTATCTTAGGTAAAAATGTTTTGTATCTTGTGTGAACACTACACACTAGAATGCTTAGGTCAATCACTTTTTATTACTCCAATCCTTTACTAAAAATAATTATATCATGGCGCTTGTGGCTGGGAAACGAACACAAAAATTAATAGAAATTATTATTTATTTTTTTAAAAACAAAAAACTATTTATAAATAATGTGTTCAACATTAACAGGGGGGGAGGTCTCCCTACTTTTTGAAAATCTAGACTCCGCTGTATAAATGCCGATTTTCTGGGGGTCTTTTTGACAAGCGTTTTTTGGCTAGCGTAAATTGGCAGGTTTTTTGATGTGTTCAAAGCGCCCGGCAGCTATTGCATGTTGGATGTTGTCTTTTTGGGTACACCACTGCAAATTACTGGCATGGTTGTTTAGATAATCGTGATCCAAGTGATTTACCACAGGCAAGTTATTAGGATTGGGTACAAAGTGAGTAGCTACCAGCCTATGTACTGCTATATTCTTACCAGTGCCTAGCATCCGCAGTATGACCATACGCCTGCCAGTGCCATTGGTGTAGTCTTTTAGCATCTTGCCTTTGCGCCTTACCCAGCGTGGTTTGCTATAGCGGTCATCATTAACGTACATGCCTCTGTCTAATGAGCGTACTCTACCAAAATTGCTTATTTGGTAATAACCCTCATAACCCTCAATATCTAGCCATGACTCCAATTCATTCATTAAAAGCATTTTATCATAGGCTGTTGTATAATGTGTTTATGGTTGGCACAACAGTCACATTTACTAAAAAGGTAGCTAGTGGTACGGATGATTTAAATAATCCTACCTATACTGATACGCCAGTTGTGGTTGATGATTGTTTGATTGCCCCAATTACTGAGCCAAGCACCGCCAGAGAGCAACAGGCAATGGATCAAGCCAAGGATCAGGTGCGCGTGCATATGCCCAAGACCAGCACAGCGGATGTTGCTAACTCATCCTTTGTTTATGACGGCAAGACCTTTACAGTAGATAGTGATAGCGTGGTGTTTATGGATGACAATACGCCAACGCGATGGAATAGGTACTTTAGGGCGGAGTGTGTAAATGGCTAAAGCAGATGCAGAGGTATTAGTAATCCAATGGCTCAATAGTATTGTTGGTGCTGGATGGTCCGCGCATGGTGATAAGCCTGACAGCCCCGGCGATCAATATATTGTAGTAGACAGGACTGGCGGTCCGCGTGAGGCTATGGTGCTTGACCGGGCGGAAATACTTATTGAGATTTACAGCAAAACTAGCCGGGCAAACGCCAAAGATAAAGCACTTGATATATGTGACCGCATTACAGAGCTTGAGGCTTATGATGAAAACATTACACATGCTGATATAAATTCAATGATTAACCTAGATGATACCCTTGCGCAGTTTTACCGCTACCAAATATATGCTGATGTATATTGCCGCCGGTAGTATAAAATAGTTGTTCAAAAAAGTTGTTGCAATAATTATGGTTATGGTATAGTTAGCTTAAGTCAGAAAAAACGGTTACTCACCGGAAAGGAAAAGAGGGAATGGCTGAATACTTTACAAAAGATGGCGATGAGTTTAAAAAAGTAGACGATAATCTACTTACTCAAGCAGATGTGGATAGCGTTGTTGAAAAGCGACTTGAGCGAGAGCGTAGCAAATTTAAAGACTACGATGATCTTAAGGAAAAGGCTGGCAAGGTTGATACCATATCCAAGGAATGGCAGGATAAACTGAAAGCTGAGGCTGATGCCAAAGCTGACCTAGAAAAGCAACTTGCCAGCGCTAAGTTGGAAACAGAAAAGGTTAAGGTTATCCACGAATTCAAGCTATCGGATGATCTCGCAGAGTTTGTAACTGGCGATACCGTAGACGATTTGAGAGCTAAAGCAGAAAAGTTGTCAAAAGGCGTAGGCGGCGGAAAAGTTGTCATCAAAAAAGATGGCAAGCCAGAGGATAAAACCACTGACTCTAAAAAGATTGCGAAAAGTCTATTTGGCAGCAAATCTGACGATTAGTAAAAATCTTTTAATCGTTATGGAGTAATCATTATGGGTAATCCCCTTAAAGTCAGCGCCCTTAACCTTGCCAATCACACTGGTGAGTCATGGGTCAAAAATATTAGAGGCGGTGTATTAGCACGTTTAGCACCTGCCGCACCTGAAGTTAAAGTTGGTGCAACTGACCACTTTACATTTACAGCAACGCCAAAAGCAGAGCTTGTAGGTGAAAGTGCCAGCAAGTCCAGCATGGACGGCACACCTACCAAGAAAACAGTTAATACCTATAAGGTACAAATCACTTACCGCTTTAGCCAAGAGCTAATGTGGGAGGATGAGGATTACCAAGCAGGTATTGTTGATGGCTTGGTAGCAAACGTAGCAACAGCCCTTAGCCGGGCATTGGACTTGATTGCCATTCATGGCATCAACCCTCTTACTGGTGAAGTTTCAGCAAATGTATCAGACTACTTTGACAAAGCTGGCAACGGCGTTGCGCGAGTAGTTGCAACTGGTAACGTACAGACTGACCTTGAGACCGCTGCAAGCGATCTGCAAGAGGCTGGCTATATCGCTACTGGTATTGCACTTGATCCAGTATTTGCCGGTCAGTTAGCACGCAAAAAGGACAGCCAAAACCGCCCACTCTACCCAGAGCTTGGTTTAGGATTTGGTTTTGAAACATTCCAAGGTCTACAGGCTGCATCTAGCGATACAGTTAGCGGTAGGCAAGAGCTTGAAAGCTCTGAGGTTAGCATCCAAGCTATCCTTGGTGACTGGAATGCCTTTAAGTGGGGTGTTGCACGCGAAATGCCACTTGAAACCATTGAGTATGGTGACCCAGATGGCAACGGTGACCTAAAGCGAACCAATGAGTTAGCAATCCGCGCAGAGGCTGTGTTTGGATATGCTATCTTTGACGGTGCTGCATTTAGCATCATCAGCGAAAACGGCGCAAGCTCTTAGTAGCCCACACCTTTAGCAGAGAATGAGACCGCCCCGGCGGTCTTTTCTCTTTGGCGTGGTAAAATGTGCTTATGACTAAAGCAAAATTATTGCCCTATATAAATCAATTTACTGGTGAGGTAAAAACACTGCCGCGCAAAGAGGGCAACCAACTCAATGAGGATTGGGCTAGAGCCAAAATGGTTACTAACCAAGAGGGTGAGCGTGTATTTAGGTTTAAAATTAGCGCCCCAATAACAGACAAGGATGGCAAAGTACATGTTGGTACTGCTATAGTAGATTTGACACCACATGATGAGCCTGTGGAATTGGAGGGTTTAGATGGCAACAGAAACACAAAGTAAATACATTGCAGATCTAGCGGTTATTAAGACCAAGGAATTTAAAGAGGTCAAAGAGCTGCTTGTATCTAGCGGCATAGTTGCTGATACCAGTGAGACTGTGATGCAAGCCCAGAGCATCAAGGAAATTACCCACGCGCTGGATGACTTGCAAGCCTCAAGGTTTATTGATGTGCTTATTAAGACCAAGACCCCAGCCAGAGAGCGTGCATATGCGCCCCGGCGCGTTGAGCGCACTGTAGAGCTGTTGGATGATATTAAAGCCACCATTGATGCATGGAGTTTTGAGTAATGGATTACCGCAAGCTAAATGAAACGATCACCAAAAAGCTACTTAGAGCGCTGGCACTTATTAATAACCCAGAGATTGACCCAGAAATAAGGCAGCTCAATCAAGAGATATTATTTAGAGAGGTTGGATCAGCAGTTTATACCAAAGTGTATGACATGAATGCCTACGATTTTGAAATTGACTATACTAAAGGTCCGGGCATTGATGATAGGTATTATGGCATGGCTAAAATTGCCGCCGCCAGCGTTGCTGTGGGTACTCTAGGGCTTGATCAGCGTGTTAGGACATTCCTAGACACCACCACAGCCAAGGCTCAGTATGATGCAGCTGTGACAGCCAAGCAGAGTGGCAAACGCACCAAGGTTATCCGCAGAATGAATGGGGAAACATGCGAATGGTGCGAGTCACTAGCTGGTACTTATGAAAACCCAGACAGTGAAGTGTTTAGGCGGCACAGAGACTGTGATTGCTCAATTATTACAGAGGGCTACCGCACAAGGAATGGGCTACTTGGCAACTATGTCAAACCAAGTGACCGTTGAGCTTACATTAGAGGGCAGCGTACCTAGTAAAAAGAATAGCCGCATCAATCGCGGTGATGGCGTATCATTTCCGAGTAAAAAGTTTATTCAATGGCAGAATGATGCAATGCGGCAGGTCCGCATACAAACGCGCCACCGCTTTTTTAATCCAGTGAGTGTAGAGGTCATTATTTACTTTGGTACTAACATCCGCGCTGACTTAGATAACCGGCTAACCAGCATCCTTGATATGTTAGTAGAGTGTTTGGTATTGCGTGATGACAAATGGCAGGATGTACCACTTATAAAAGTGCAGGCTGAATACCGTAAAAGCAAGCCCGGCGCATTCATTAGACTAACAGAGCTTGATACCTTGCCATAGCTCTTATGTTACAATTACAATATCTGGTATAATAAACCTAATATAAATCTACGCATACGGTGCGGAAAATCCGGCTTAAAAGGAAAAGCAATCAGCAATGCAGCCGGAAAACCCACTAATTAGCACAGCAGAGAAATTAGCACAAAAGCTATCTACTAAGCTGCTCACTCATGAGCCAAAGGTGCAAAACAAATATGATTATTATGATGCTGATAATGATATACGCGATTACGGTATTGCTACCCCTGCTAAGATGGTCCATATCCGCCCCGGCATTGGCTGGGCAAGCCGCGCAGTAAACACCCTATCTGACCGCGTTATTTTTGATGGCTTTGCCAAAGATAGTTTTGGCATCAATGAATACTTAGAGAATATCAACGGCTTTGGAGTAATTAAAGACAGCAAGCAGGATGCCTTTATTGCTGGCTGTGCCTTTATTGCAGTGTCAGATGATCCTGATAGTGATAACAAACTGCTCATACCATTCACAGCTATGGAGGCTACCGGCGAAATGGATCAGCGCACTGGCTTGCTCAAATACGGCATGGCAGTAACTAGATGGTCCATACCTAAGCCCAAAAAGCATGGCATTAACTTTATGCCAGAGGATTACATAGTATTCCACCCTGACTTTACTGCAATATTTGAGAGTCGCACAATATCAGAGGTCATACCAAACCCTACCGGGCGTTGTTTATTGCATGTGCTAACGCACCGCAAGAGCGCTAACCGCCCACTAGGTAAATCACGCCTTACCAATACTGCCCGGCGCATTATCAATGAAGTTGGACGGCAAAAACGCCGCGAGGAAATAGCAGAGGAATTTTATAGCCTGCCACAGCGCTATATTAACGGTCTGGCTCAGGGTGCTAAAAAGGATGCAGCACTAGATAGCGCCATTGGTAGAGTTTGGACTATTACAGTTGATGATGAGGGTAACAAGCCTGATATTGGTCAGTTGGCTCAGATGAGCATTAATCAGTTTGAGACAGCCAAAAAAGATAAGGCGCGTGATTTTTGTGCTGAGACAGCACTAACCCTACGCAACCTTGGCTATGAGACTGGCAATCCTAGTAGCGCTGAGAGCTTAGTAGCTATGTCAGATGATCTATTACTTGAGGCAATGGCTAGCCAAGAGGAAATGGGCAGGCAAATCAAAGAGCTTGCTATTACCCTACGCCTAGCGCTCAATGGCAATGATGAAATACCTGCACAGCTTAGAGAGCTTACACCTGCATGGAAACCGATATTTCAACTTGATTTGGCTGGTGCTGGTGATGCTGTATTTAAACTGCAACAGGCTATGCCAGAGCTTATGGGTACTATATCTGGTTACCGCTTGCTGGGCATTGGCATCCGCGAGGCTGAGGAACTACAGCAACGCAGATTAGCGCTCACACAGGCTAGCTTTATGAATAATGGCGGCGGAGGTCAATCATGAGTGTTACAACACCAATAGCATCACCAAACCCATACGCAGATGTAGAAAACCTAACCGCATTCTGGCAAGCGCCCACAAGCGATGCAAGGGCATTGCTGCTATTAACTATGGCAAGCAACCGGCTCAGGCTTATTGGTGAGGATGTGGACGTTGATACTGATGCCAGATCAAATGAAAGTGCCGCTTATTTCTCTACTATCCAATGGGTAGTAATGGAGGCTGTAAAGCGTGCATTGCAAGCGCCTCTTGATAGCCAGCCTGTTGAGACTTACGGTCAGACCGCAGGTCCATACTCAGAAAACTTTAAATACACAAATCCTACTGGTGATCTGTGGTTTAAGAAATCTGAGCTAAAGGCGCTAGGGCTTTACGGTACGCAGGCGCTGGGTAGCCTGAACACATCACAAAACTTATATTACGATATATATAGCTCATAGGTGGCGCTATGGAAATAGCACCTTTAATCAAAGACTTTGGACTACCAGTAGCACTGTTACTGTATTTTATTTGGCAGAATGCCAGTATTAGTAAGGAGTATAATAGATACGTTAAGGATATAGCCCAAAAAACGGTGGATGCTATCAATAAAAGCACTGAGGTAGATAATAAGATGTTACGGATCGCAGAGCGCTTGGAAAAGAGGCTTGACAATGAGCGAGGCAATTAGCATGGTTACGGCTTTAACCATAATTGTTATACTGTTGTTGAGCAGTGGCAGCCGTATTTATTTGCGCCACCGCTTTAAGAAACAATTACAACCGCATTTGGATGCGTTAGAGAGGGCAAGCAGCAGGAATGCACAAATTAAAATCACTAATAGCTAACACAAAAGTCTTATTTGCTGGTTTTGGTGCAGCACTTGCCAACTATTACCGTAAAAATAGTGTTCAGTTAGGTAAATTTACAAATATACTTACTATTGCCGCAATGATTATAGGCATAGTTGCTTTAATTGCCTTGGTTTACTATCAAGTCAGACCTATGGAATTAGTAGACATAAAAGTACCTGTATCAACCGAAAAGCCCACCTACCGCGCTGGTGAAAACGTAAATGGCATATTCTTTGGTGAGGTGTATTATGAGGGTGAAGTGCGTATATCGCGTGATGTATTCTGTGCTGGATATAGAGCCAAAATACTGACTGATGAGGGTGACGAAATATTTACTGGCGTTAGCCGCCCTGTGGTCCTAAAGGGCGATTTAAGGACGATAGGCAAACTACCAGCTAATGTGCCAGAGGGCAAAAACTGTGTAATACAGTTTGTAAATTCCTATGATATAAATACCCCATTTGGCATAAGGCATGAGGAACGCACTTACTACACCCAGAATTTCTTAATCATATCTGATAGAGCTGATAGCGATCAGACAGACTTAGAGGATGACGAAATACAAACACCCCGGCTATTTCCTACCCCAAGCGAACAAGAGGAAACTGATAAAAAACAAGCAGAGCAATCACAGCCCACACAACAAAATCAACAACCAGCCCCAGAGCCACAGCCCCAGCCTGCAGAGCCTATACAGCCACCTCAAGAGTGCGCTATAGAACTACTAGGCATCAAACTTTTCTGCTCTTAGCGCTAATCTACTTATGCTATACTAAGCGCATAAAGCAGAGCTTTGCCTTAAGCGCACTGTTGTGCTAACAACCTATACAGGAAACTTAACCATGAATGATGCCGATAATGTGTCATTTGGTAAGCCAAAAGCCACTGGTGCTGTTTATGTAGCGCCAGAGGGTACAACCCTGCCAACAACTGCTTGGGAAACCTTAGATGCAGCTTTTGAGGGCATGGGCTATGTATCTGAGGATGGGCTTGTTAATTCTGTTGAGAGCGACACCGAGGAAGTAAACGCTTGGGGTGGTGATCTGGTCCTAGTTGGTCAGACAACCTTTAAGGAAATGTTTACAGTCAATCTCATAGAAACCAATGCAGAGGCACTAAAGGTCTATTATGGTGAGGACAATGTTACGGTAGAGGGTAACGGTAGTATTACCGTAAACCAAACCAGTGAAATGCTGCCACATGTTGTGGTAGTCTTTGAGCTAGTTTTGACCGGCGGACGCATCAAGCGTATCGTTGTGCCTAACGCTCAAATAGCTGACCGTAGCGGTGAGATCACATATGTTGATGGTGAGGCTATCACCTACCCAGCTATGTTTGTTGCCTACCCAGACGAAAATGGGCAGACACACACCGAATACATTGCAACCGCACTAAGCTCTTAGTAGCAAAAGCAACCGGCAAGAGCGCCCCTTTTTGGGGCGTTTTTGTTATGCTACAATTATGCTTACGATAACTAAAAGGATTGGAGTAATCACATGGCTGAAACAGCCCAAACAAACGACACTGTAAAAGAGATTGAAGTAGACGGCTACAAATTTACCGTTGATACTGACATGCTTGATGACGTTGAGGCGCTTGAGTTTATTGAGCGCATTGAGAATAAAGGGCAGGTAGCAGCAGTTTTGCCACTGCTTAAATTCCTGCTTGATACACCAGAGTATGAGAAAATGCAAAAAGCATTTGTTGAAATGGATGCTAAGGCTCACGCAGAAAAGCACCCAGATGATAAGAATTACCGCCCACGTTTCCGCATCAGCAAGCTCAATGCTGTATACATGGCGATCATTGAGAAATTTGACCCAAAAGGCTAGCCTTAATCAAGGTCCGCCGGGATCACTTTGATGAGCTAGAGGCAGATTTTCAGCAGTACTACAATTTAGACATCGCGCAGATTGACCGGCGTAAGGCAGCGCGGTTGCTGTTTCAGTTGCCGCGTGAATGCCGGGTTTACACTGCACTTGATCCATCAGCTCAGTGGGGATGGTCTGAGATATTTGCCAATAAGACCAATTACCTGCTAGAGCTATTAGTATGGCAAAACGGCACACCAAGCACTAAGGGCAAGCTGGCTGCACACAAGCGCAAACAGCCTAAGCCATTCATGCCAGACTTTATGAAACCTAAGCAGAGCAGTGAGATTAGCAAAGAGGCTGATGACACCATGACAGTAGATGATGTTAAAAGCTGGTTATCTGTGCCTAGAGGGGTCTAAAACCACTCCCCTACCACTCCCCCGGCTCTAAAATCGTACAAAAAACGAACATTGACAATAACAGGGGTGGCAACCACTCCCCTGCCCTACTACAATGTATTTTACAAACTGTCAAACACCTTGAAACAAAAAAACAGGGCGCACCCAAGGCAGAGCAGGGGAGTGTGCTTATAGTAACCACCATACGCATGAGCTATACTATGGGTATGAGTAAGGATGTATCATTTGTTTTAGATCCAAAAGGCGGTGAGCAAATCATCCAAGGCATGATGATGCAAACGGTCAAAGAGCACGCTACAGCTATTGCTGCACGCGCCCAATCTATTGCAGGCAGTATGTCTAGTAATCCGCCTACTATCACTACCAGCACAAGGCTAGGCACTATTAAGCGTGGTGTGCGTGCTATAGCAACAGTGAGCGCTGAGGGTGATGATGCCCACGAAAACTATATTGGGCATGTGGCTTTAGCCAAGGCTAAGGATGCTGGGCGGAACTAACCAGCTTATGTTATAATTTACAATATCAAAAGCACGCCAACGGTTGCGGTAAAACTGGCTTAAATATAAGGTAAAAACCCAACCAAATGGCAGACATCGGAACAGCATATGTAAGAGTAGCGCCGAACATGACCGGCATCCAAGGCAAAATTGCCAAAGGATTTAAGGGCGCTGCTGGTCCAGCTACCCAAGCTCTAGGTAGTGAGGTTGAGAGTAATAGCGGTCCATTCCAAAAAGCTATAGGCAAACTTGGTGGCTTTGCTAAGGGCGCTGGTGTAGCCATTGGCGCTGGGCTTGCTGTAGGTATCGCTGGGCTTGCCGCGCTCACAGGCAAAGCAGTCATGGCTGGCGCAGAGCTTGAGCAACAGCTTGGCGGCTCTGAGGCTGTATTTGGTAAATACGCGGATGGCATAAAAGAAAAAGCCAAGGATGCTTATTTTACCGCTGGTCTGTCACAAACTGAATTCTTGCAGGGCGCTAATAAAATGGGGTCTCTATTCCAAGGCGCTGGCTTTGATGTTCAAAGCTCAATGCAAATGTCAGCTGACTCAATGCAACGTGCATCAGACATTGCATCAATCATGGGTATTAGCACTACTGATGCCTTAGATGCTGTTACTGGTATGGCTAAGGGCAACTTTACCATGATGGATAACTTGGGTGTTGCTATGAATGACACCAGCCTAAATGCCTACGCTCTTGAAAAGGGCATTGGCAAAACGACTGCCCAAATGTCTATACAGGAAAAGGTAGGACTGGCAAACCAATTATTCTTAGAGAAAACCGCCAAATATGCCGGTAACTACGCCAAAGAAAACCAGACACTATCAGGATCACTAAATTCTACCAAAAAGGCATTTGATAACTTAATGAGTGGTCAGGGTGATATTGGCGGCTTTATAGAGCTGTTAGTAAACACTATTGAGATAGCAGTGCCACAGATTGTAGCTATACTACCGCAACTGGTCCAAGGTATTGAGGCTGTATTTAAGGCTATTGTGCCAGCTCTTGCCGCTGCATTGCCAACATTAGTGCCAGCACTGATTAGCGCAGTTGTGGCGCTCTTAAATGCAGTAGTAGCCGCCTTACCTACTGTGGTCAATGTGCTATTGCAAGCCTTGCCCCTACTGATCAATGCATTTATCCAGTTATTTATGGCAATACTGCAGGCATTGCCACAGATAGTGCGTACAATCGCTGCAGCACTACCTACAATCATTGATGCCATAGTAAACGGTCTGACTAACCCAGAGGCACTTACTGCCATCATCATGGGCGCTGTAGAGCTGTTGCTTGCTCTAGTAGAGGCAATACCTATAATCATCCCTGCCCTAGTTGGCGCAATACCAGTAATCATTAAAAACCTGCTTGCCACACTAACCAGACCAGAGTTTATACGCGCCATGATCAATGCAGGTGTACAGCTGCTAAAAGCTACTATTTCAGGCATCATCAGCATGAATGGCGCAGTATTAAAAGCCGCATGGGAAATAATCAAGACTATTGCAAACGTACTTAAGCCTAGCAACTTGCTCAATATCGGTAAGGATGTTGTAAAAGGCTTGTGGGATGGTATCAAAGACATGGGTGGCTGGCTCAAGGATAAGATTGTTAATTTCGTAAAAGATAAAATACCCGGTCCTATTAAAAAGGCGCTGGGTATTAGCTCACCATCAAAGGTGGCTGCAAGCCTTGGTAGGGATGTACCACGCGGTCTAGCAAAGGGTATTGAGCAAACCAGTGGCTTGGTAGGCAAAGCAGCCAATAACATGGCTGATCAGGCTATTGTAGGTATGACAAGCCCTATAGTTAGCCCATCAGTAGCATTTGGCGCTAGCGGTGTATTACCGGGTAGCAGCACAGGAAATGTTAGCAACACCAGTCAGAGCGTAAATATACAAAAGATTGTGTTAGGCGATGAGTCAGCAGTAAAAGAATTCTTTAGACAGCTTAACCGCGATACAATCAGTGTAGGCATGGGCATTACGCCAAACCAAGGGGCAATATCATGAATGGAAACCTAACCTTTAATAGCAACAGCTTACAGACTTTTGATAACACCGCTAATACCGGCATTTTAACCAATGTCATTGAACACACTAACCTACCAGAAAAAATAGCAATCCTGTATGCCAAAGCTGATGCAGACGGCAGCAACATACCTGCAATAAATTACCCAAGCAAAAAAGTTAATATAGCTGGGATGATCAAAGGTAGCACACAGGCTGATTTGGACTCACGAATTGACACTTTTAAGGGCTATTTTAACGGCAAGGATAAGAACCTAGACATAACATATGGTGCTAGCACGCGCCGCTACATTGCAACAGCAAATACTATCTCTGTGATCAGACAAGACAAAGCACTATTTGCAACATTTGCAATAGAGTTTATCTGTACTAATCCATTTGGGCTTGATACAACGACTACGGATTTATGGACTGCTAAGACTGGCTTTACAAGCGCTACCTTTACTGAAACGCCTACAGTTGCTGGTAATGCACCCTATCAACTACCAGTAATCACTATAACGGTTAATTCATTTACTGGTGATGGTGACTATGTGCAAATCTCAAATGATAATAACGGTCAGGAAATGATAATTTATGGGCAAAGTATTGAGGCAGGCGATGTAATAATAATTGATGCAGTAGAGCGCACAGTGACAATAGACGGCGTAGAGGTTGATTTTTACGGTACATTCCTAGAACTTGAGCCGGGCGCTAACTCAATCACATATACTGATGGCTTTACTACAAGGAATGTAGACGTTGCTGGCGTATATACAAAAAGGTGGCTTTAGACTATGCAACAAAATTACTCAGTGACTAAAGGTGCTGGGCTAGGTCAAAACGTAGGTCCGGGCTATCCACCTAATGCGAGTTGGTCTAATCCTAACAACATAACCGCTGATGACGGATCAAGCGCCAGTATCGGTTTCTTTGAGGGTGGGCAAGATGGTGATGCATTAGTAGCTAGCCAATTTGGATTTGACTTACCAGACTTTGCAGTTATTGATGGTATCGCAGTTACCGTAGACGGTGGTAATGCAGGCTGCTTTGGTAGCATTGCACTTAGCGCTGGCGGATCTAAAGATGTGGGTGCTTTAAATCAAACTTACGGTGATAACACAGATTTATGGGGTGAAACTGCTATCGCTGTTAATGACGTTAATAATAGCGCATTTGGGGTACAGGTAGACCTGCAAGACGTAAGTGGCGGTGATGGCATCGCAAACATAGATTACCTAGAGATAACTATTTTTTACCACGTTGATACTGATACTGCAGTAGCAGATGTGCCAACACGCTTTGCATACAAAGTTTATTCAAGGGATGGTAATTACCTTGGTGAATTACCAAATGTAAGCAGTAAGTTTAGTTTTGCACAAGACATAAATAGCGCTGGCTCATCCATAGTTATAACCTGTGGTGAGTTTGTAAAAAATGAGGTCACTGCAGAGCCACTATTAACTGAGGATGGTGAGGTAATAACTACAGAGAGCGATTTGCCAATTTTAGTAACTTCAACTGAGTTGCTAGTTACATATGGCGCATCCCCAGACGAGGCTATATTTAAAAATTCAAACCGTATAAAAGTGTGGATGTACAACAGATACTACCCTAACGGCAAACTAATGTTCAGTGGTCAGGTTAATAAGGTCAATTTCAAATATGGCGGTGGTGATGCCTCTGTAAAACTTACAGTCTATAGTGATGGGCTTGATCTGAACAACTTTATTACTCGCGGCTATCCGTTTAGCTACACCACCGATGTATCACAAGATGTAAGTGATACAGACACTACTATTACACAAGACGGCGGCAAGGGCGCTGGTTGGCTTAGGTGTGGTCAGTCTTGGATTGCTGGCGCAAGCAATATTGGATTGCTTAGGCTAAGGTTAGTTGGCAGCGCTACAGTAACAGTATCAATATATGATGGTCCTAACGGTAATTTCTTAGGTAGTACAACTAAGCCGGTAGCTGTTGGGTCATATACTAATGTAGACTTTGAATTTGCCCAGCTCATTGATTTAACGCCGGGTGAAGAATACTTTTTTGCAGTCTCTGTTGCGCCTGGTCAAAGCATGAGAGTCAAATACAACACCACCAGTGTTTACGCAAATGGTGTCAGATATACCTCTACCTATTCTGGTGGTAGTGGTGGTGGATCATATACTGAAACAACTGGTGACCTACATTTTATTACAAAATCTGGCACGCCAACTACTACAGCAACCTATAGCTCTGATGATCCTGTTACAGAGATGGCTAGTGATATTCTACTAGATTACAATGCTAGGGGTGGTTACATAACTGAGCGTGACTTTGATGCAACTGGCTTATCTATAACATATACATTTGTAGTAGCAACAATTTACGATGCTCTAAAGAAAATATTAGAGTTATGCCCTACTGGTTATTATTCATATATTGATCTTGGCACAGCTGAGATAGATATTAAGCAGGTTAGTGATACGCCTGATTTTACCGTAGTGCGGGGCAGGCACATCAATGAGCTTGATCTTGGGTTAAGTATTGAGCAGGTCAAAAATTACCTGTTATTGTCTGGTGGCGAAACTGGCGGTGATAACCTGTACCGAGACTATAAAGACAGCGAGAGTGCCAGCAATTATGGCATCCGTACCGCCACTAAATCAGATAACCGCATAACTATAGATGCCACCGCAGATGCAGTGGGTGATACTTTTATTGATGAAAACTCTGAGGAAATACAGGAAACATCGCTATTAGTAAAAGATGAGCATATTGATATAAGCCTACTAACGCCCGGCAAAACAATAGGCTTTAAAAACTTTGGAAATTTCATAGATGGTATGGTTTTGCAGATTGTACGCAGAGAGCCTAACTTTAGCGATGGTATTGCCTCATTGTCACTTGGTAGGTTACCAATCAGAATGAGTGACGAAATACAAAAGATCAATCAAGCGCTAATTAATGAGCAAACAATTAATAACCCATCTGCACCTAGCTAGGTAAAGTGATATAATAACCATAAGGAAAAACAACTATGCCAAAGATTAGCGCACTACCACCAATCAACACAGTTGCACCAGACGATGAAACGCCGGGTAATGACGACAGCACAGGTCAAACTGGTAAGTGGAGTTTCACAACTCTAAAGACTTGGCTACAGTCGCTTGCTGCTTGGGTTAGCAAATCAAATCTTGATTTTGATAGTGGTATTTGGTGGGAGGAATTAGGTAGAACTACCCTAGTTAGTGCAGCAGATACAATTTCTGTGCAGAATTTAGCTGCAAGGAAAAACCTTAAAATTATAGTAGTAGCACAAGGCACAGGATCAGGCACAAGAAACACACTGGTCTTTAACAACGATACTGGCAATAACTACTCCAACCGAACAGAGACTGATGGTGGGGCAGATGCCGCTACTACATCAGCTGCAGGCAATTTCCTTATGGATGTTGGTGCTAATGCAATAAATACCTATGGCGAAGTTTACGTTAAAAACATTACTGCAACTGAAAAGGTCTATTATGGTCAATCCGTAAATAAAACGGCAACAGGCGCAGGAACTGCACCACAAAGGCGCTCAGGAGTTGGTGCTTGGGTTAATACGGCAACTCAAATAACGCGTGTTGATCTTAATGACTCTGGTCCGGGTCAATACGCAGCAGGATCAATACTAATAGTACTAGGACACGACTGATAAATGGATGTACCATTTAGAAAGCCTAAGTGGAATAAAACAGAGTGGGCAAATGCACGCAAGCGCGCCATAGCAACGCTAGATGCTATGTGTGCTATTTGTCACACACCCATTGACCTTGAGGCTGCCCCATTCTCACCACTTGCTGTAGAGGTAGACCACAAAGTACCTAGATCACGCGGAGGCGCTTTGTATGAACTGGATAACCTACAGCTGACCCATAGCAAATGCAACCGCAAAAAGGGCGCTAGAATGGCTGAGGATTATGAGGGCGCTGAATATCAAAACCCTGTGCCATTGTCAAACCCTTGGTAAATGCTTGTGGTATAATTTACTTAGAAAAGAGGTTGCTAAGTGTCTTACAAATTAGAATGGAATGCATCACCTAACTTTACACCCGGCTCACAGACCAAGGCTATTTATGGTAGACCACGCACAATAGAATTTGGTGCAGGTCACTGGTGGAATACACCAGAGGCAGGCGCTAGGCATGATGGCATTGTATCTATCTTTAAAAACCCAGCCCGGCAGGGATCAGCTCACGCGGTCCTAAGCGCAGGCAGGGTAACTGAAATGGTCCGCGCAACTGATACCGCATGGACTACCAACAACGCCAACCCATACACATACTCAATAGAAGTAGACCCACGCATTATGTACAAATGGGGATGGAATAACCCAAGTGCAGCAAACAAAGCTCTGGGTATACAGATATTTGAAACCTTGGCAGAATACATTGCAGACAAGCGATACCACAGCCTTACTTGGTATCCTCACAAAAAATGGTTTAGCACACAATGTAACCCTATTCATTGGAATGAGGTGATGATCAGAGCTAAACAAATACGCGCTGCTAAGGATGCACCTAAGCCAGCGCCAGTACCTGAGTGGAAAAGAAATCTTAAAAACATCACTGATCAGGTCCTAGTTATTAAAAGGACTGGTGCGCCCTTACGCAATTTGTCAAACGTAACCCAAGTAATCAAGACCTATGACAAAGGCACACCTATGGAAATATCTGCAGAGACTAAGGTTAATGGTCACCGATACTTGCTCACCAGATATGCTTATGACAATAACACCGGGCAAGGCTTTGATGAGTATGAGCTAGAGCCTAAAGCACCACCACAGCCTGAGTGGATCAAAAACCTTAAAGACATTACTGACGTTAAATTGATGGTCCTAAAAGCTAGTGCAGTCATTTATGACCTCAATACTGGCAAGCCTGTTGGATCACCAATACCGCAAGGCACATGGATTGATATAGCCAAGCAAACGGTTGTAGGCGGCAAAACTTACTTAATCAGCAAGTACTCAGTAGACAACGCTATGCCAAACGGCATACTCAAAGATGTGCTTGGCGTACCAGCGCCTACGCCTGAGCCACCTAAGCCAGCCCCAGAGCCTGAATGGTTGAAAAACTGGCAAGACATTGCTGACATTGATATGTACACCAGAAAAGAGCATGTAGAGGTTGTAAACCTACTTGATGGCTCAACTACCACAACCATACCGGCTAAAGGTGAAAAGATTGCTATAGCATCCAGTACTGAATGGATGGGGCAGAAATACCTGATCACTAAATACAGTACAGATAAAAAGCTACCGCATGGCATCCGCCTTGTAGACCTTGATATTAAGCCAGTGGACTCTGGCACTGATCCAATCCCTGCAGACCCAGAGCGCCCGGTTGATGATATAATCAAGGAAAATAACACGCTGCTTAAGCAAATACTAAACTTGCTAAAGCAGATATGGGATAAACTAACAGGAAAGTAGGGCATCATGGCAGAGATTAAAAACCTAACCGATAAGACCACCGCAGAGGGCAAGGGCTTTAGGACTTTTGTACAGACATCACTAGCCACTATTGGCGCATTCCTTTATGGGCTTTGGCAGCTACCCGGCGTGTCAGAGTATGTGAACAACTTTGTTCAGACAGAGGGTCTTAGCTTGCTGCTCTTATTGCTTGCCACTATAGGTGTGCCGGCAGGTATTATTGCATTCTTTATGAACCGCAATAAGTAAGAGCATAAAGACCAAAACCAAATAGAGCGCCCTCGCAAACGGCGCTCTATTTTATTGGTCAGTATTTATTTTTTAAACTGAATACATTTATTGTACAAACATCACCTGCAGCAGTCAATAGGCGGATAGCTCACAGCACGTTGCAGGGCTTTAGGGTATAATGCACATCATCAATTTAAGCGGAGTAAATATATGCATCTGTTATACGCCATCTTAGTAGCATTAGTAGTTTATGTGGTTGGTACATTCTTTGATAAGACTGCCAACAACCGTAATGCCGGTATTGCAGCACTGGTAGTTTTTGTGCTGGTCCTACTTGGCTACGCGCTCTAGGGCTTAACTTGCTCTAGGCTCTTGCTACCCTTTTCATTGTTGCAATAGATACAAGCAGGCTTTAGGTTATCCTGATTAAACCGCAGGCTAGCATCACGCGATCTGCTAACAACATGATCCAGTGTCAAATGCTCTATATCAAGCCTGACAGGACACCAAGGGTGTATTTGCAGGTAACATATCCAGTACTTGCCATCTATGGTTGGTGGGTGCTTTTTAATCCATGTAGCGCGTGTTATAAACCATTGCTTGGTAGTTTTGCCTATTTTATTTATAGGCTTGGTAGAGCGCTTTAGCGCGGTCCGCTTGAGTTGTTTTAATGTGCGTTTTGGGTTTTGGTAACAGGCGTAGCTGAAATGCCCCATCAGCCCACAATGTTTGCAGGGCTTTTTTGGTGTACGATCCATTTAAAGTGTTAGCCTCCAATCTGTATACAATAATTGTACACTAATCGCTTGTGCTATAATCACAACATAAACCAAACCATATACGGGAACTACCCGGTTAAGAAAGGAGAAGATGGGGATGGCGGAGATTACTACTAAAAACTTTGTAGCAAAAATAGATGATTTGTTACCTAGTGAGGAAAACCCACGCACCATAGGGCGCAAGGAATATGAGGCGTTAAAAAAGTCTCTGGTTGAATTTCCAGAGATGAAACAGTTGCGCGAGATTATAGTTGATGAGGATATGCAAATACTTGCAGGGCATCAGCGCATCTACGCACTCAAAGACCTTGGCTATGAGGATGTATATGTTAGGCAAGTGCATGGCTTAACTAAAAAACAAAAACGTGAGTTTATGATCAAAGACAATGTTAGCTCAGGTAAATGGGATAGTGATGTTATTGCTAATCATTGGGATTTGGATGAGCTAGAGGGCTTTGGCGTGCCAGCATTCAAGATACCCGGCGGCGATGGCTCAGGTAACGGCTCAGACAGCGGATATAAACCACATGAGGTAACTTGCCCAGAGTGTGGGCATCATTTTGAACTGTCAGAGTCAGATAAATAGTCTGGGTTTACCATGCCAAAAAAGGGTAGTAAGTCCAGCGCCAAGACTGCCAGTGATGTAGTCAAAAAACCTGCTACTAAGAAAAAGCAGGCTACTAAAGCTACCAAAAAAAAGACGGTCAAAAAACCTGCTACTAAGAAAAAGCAGGCTACTAAAGCTACCAAAAAAAAGACGGTCAAAAAACCTGCTACTAAGAAAAAGCAGGCTACTAAAGCTACCAAAAAAAAGACGGTCAAAAAACCTGCTACTAAGAAAAAGCAGGCTACTAAAGCTACCAAAAAAAAGACGGTCAAAAAACCT